TTTCCCATCCTGTTTTTCAATTATTTTATAACATACCCTCTGAATAAGTCTCTCATCAACCATATTACATAACCTCTTCAATTTTGTATTCCTTGCTGTTATACGCCTTAACGATGTCTTCAGCCTGTTGTTTGCTAAACTCTCCCGGCAATATGCAGGTGTGTTTGATGCATCTCTCATCAGACACCGTCTTGACAACTCTCCACTTTTTTGCCTTCTGCGGTTTGTAGTTTTCAATAATTTTTCTGATGTTATGTCTTATACATTCCCCTCGATTTACACCAACAATTTTCTCACATTGTTTGCAATATCCTGCATCTGCATCGCAATCACCTATAACCGGTTTTATACCAATCGCTTTACCAAACAACGATAAGAATTCGAGCAGGTTTTCTGGGTCTTTCATCTGCTCTCTCATTTGTTCCACATGCTGCGGAATTATCTCATCTCTTTCTACATAGTTAGCCAGATTAGTTTCGTCAAAAATCACACCAATCAATTCAAGGTCCATAATTTTACTCCTCCATAGATTTTTTCAGCAGTCTCTCAATCCACGCCGACCGGCTCACCAAATCCCGGTCCGCGTCAATTCGCTTGACCAAATTAGGGTCTAACGATATAGTAACTTGTGTTTTTGCCACTTTTACCACATATTACAATGTGCTTTAAGAATATAAGTATATCTATCCGATAAAAAAAGAAATTCAATCTACGCTTGAATCCATTTTAGTTTATATAGTTTAAATACTAAAAACCAATATTGTATACAGTATACTGATACATTTATTTATTGATTTATTTAAGTATAGTATATCGTATTATATTACGATAGTATATAACACGAAAAATACTATATCGTTATATAATAATTTCTGTGTTATATATAAAGAGTTTATATGCACGCGTTACGATATGATATAGTTAATGTTTATAGCGTAACACTACAACGTTTACACATTAGAAAAAAATTAAAAATCAGAGCAAAATTTAACGCCTATTTTTTATTTCAGTTGTGAATTTAATTTAGATTTTTTGTCTACGTTTTGTCTACGCTACAGATATCACAATTTTTAAAAAATATATATTAAAATATACTATAATGTATAATGTATAATTCAATAAGTGCTTTATACTGAATACGCCAATATATAAGTATGGAAGAGAGTAATAACCCCATAAAACCGGGATTATACCAGTGCGAAGCGCCAGGATGTAACAAAAAAATAGATGCGTCTGAAGTTAGATGCGTATTTGGATCATTTGACCTGATACTATGTCCAGATTGTTATAACGAGTGGTTATCACGAAAAGATGATAAACAACTTGCCGAGTCTCGGGTATTCTTTGGCCTCGAATCAAAATACATCCCTGAAGCAGAAGGAAGGATAAAACTAAACAAAAAACCCGAAGAATCGCCATTAGAATTTGATGAGCGGATGGAAACTAAAAAGGCGGGTGATATAAAAAAGAGGAATGATTGCAATTACCGCAAAAGAATGAGAGAATACATGCAAGAGAGAAATGATAACCCAGTTATAAAAACGCAGATAAAAGGGAGATATGAAGATTTGAAGGGTAAATTTAAGGATTGTGATGTTATAGATATTGCACCTGTTAAATGTCCGCAATGTAGCAATCCAAAGACGGGAAAGGCAGGATTTGTATATTGCAAGGATGGAAAATATCAGAGGCGGATTTGTTCTAAATGCGGATTTGCATATACTGAAGATTGGAGCAAAATATGAAATTAACTGCTAATGATGTAGAGTTGATAATTAACCAGCATATATTGCATCTTTCACAGATCGATACCCGAATATCAAATATAAAAATTGACACACTTGAAGGGTTATTATATCGGAGTTCTGGGATTTCTAATTATAAAACAACATTTAAAATAATTAATGATTATAAAGGAGAAATAATAAAAGAATCTCCAATTGACTATAAAAAATTAGAAGTGTTACAAGAGATTGAGGTGTCTATTCGGAGATGCGCCAAATATAAAAACCTTGAAACATACTTCGATAAAGTATTTCGCGTATAACGCTTCTCAAGGTATCAAGGTTCGATATTGCACACCGATCCATACATGATATCATCTTTTTTATTTTCTTCAAACCTCGCACCGGTTGTATCAACTATACCCCGAATTGCATCTTCGTTGATAGGCCGGTTCTGCATAGTGCGGAATAGGAGGGTCATTCTTTCAACTCTCCTTTTAACATCGAATCATTACGATCTATTATTTTGATGAGATACTTGCAGTTTTCTTTTGCATAATCCCATGTATCTTCAATAAACGGGCATGTTTTACCCGAATAGTCGCATACATTGGAATAACCTTCGAACAATCGGGCGTGCATCCCGTAGCATTGCAAGGTCATCGGTCCCCCTCCCATACATTGTCATCATATGCCGTATCCGGATCTGGTTCAGAGTCTCCCGGGAAATCGCTTTCGAGTCGTCTGTATTTTGCCATGATATCATCAAAACCGTGACGGGCACTGGTAAGCAATCCAGCCGCAAATTCAAGGTCATTAATACCGGAGAATTCTACCGGGATAACCTCTGTTAGTTTTGTTGCTTTCTTCAGGAGTTCTTTTTTCTCATCCTGCGCATCTTCCCATTCGTCGTAATCCATTTTAACCATCTCAAAAATTAGAGGGGATTGGCATTCATAACCGAGCACGCCCGGCACTCTTTGCGCAGGTCTTTAACATCAACGCCATATTTTGCCGCGATATGAACATATGATCGGCAGTGAACCATCTCACTGTATGGGTATGCTCGTGACGGACTTCGGATAGACGAGCAGCAGTCGAAATGTTCTGATGAATAAAACCGCCCGCCGTTATCGAACTTTCCAGGAGGGTGTATTTTCCGGTCCTGAAGTTTTCTCCATTCATATACTGCTGCTGCGAGTTTCTGTTCGTATTCCTTCTTGCTGTCTTCCATCTCTTGCATGATAACATATTAGTTCTACATGTATAAATAATTAACTATTGGAATATGGGAGTTCCAAAACTCCAATGTTTTTGGAATGTTGGAAAAGATGATTCCAATATGGGAAAATCGTGAAAACCCACATTGGAACCTGATTGGTTGTTCCCCTCTTATGAACATCGGGATACATGCAACGAGAGTAATACAGGTTTAATCAATTGAACCCACCGTTTTTTTAGACGGCCAATAACCGGCGTGGGAGTTGAACCCACCAATTGCCCGGTGGCGGTTACAGTTGCCACGTTTGCGCAGACGCGGTTTACAACTATTATATCCCATATGTCGTTTTGGGATAAGACGCATACTGTTTGGTCGTATGCCACCTATCTGTATTATCAGATAATCGTCAAGTTTACAATATCGTGGTAACTTGCAAGGACCGCCATTACGAAATAAAAACTGTATACATTTTATATCTCGTAATGTAGAATCTAACAGCGGAGATTTGACCTCCGCCATCAGAGTATCCTATCCACTGGTTACACTACTATATTATACCTTATCTTCATTATACTTTTCGGTCTGCTTGTTTATTATCTGCATCGCGTCCTGGTAATCTGGCATCGCACGCCCCCGCCCATCCTGATACCAACAATCAGGGAAAACATGTGTAGGTGGATACACAAACTTACCGGCATCGTGTTCTTGGCATATCCGATAGATAAACCAGTTTGCCACTTCTGTGTAATTCGGATCGTAATGAGCAACTGCCAGGGAGAACGGAATAGCAGCAGATAAAACAGTTTTCCTATCTTGAGATGCACGTAACCCGGTTTCCCCTGGTCGTTGTGTTTGTTTTTCGTTATCAAGATACTCATAGTAAATGTCCCGTAAAATGGCCATGTTTCCGGTCATATCGTCTAACCACGGTTGAGGAGTTTTAACTCTTGCAAGTAACATCCTCACTATGGATTTAAACGTCCCATGAAACCGAAACGAATCAGGAGCGGATTTCTGAACGTCTTCAGGGTTGTTTATACCTTCGTAATCCATTATATGTTTAGTTTTGTTTCTATTGCTTTAATTCTATCTTCCAATGTGGGAACTGGGTCTGATACTGGAGTATCTATAATTGTAGGGTTCATATTAACTGATACTGGTGTTCCTTTCCACTGGATATATGGAACATATTTGTCAGCATCGATATATCTGCCATTTTCAACTTCAAAAATCCTATAGTACCCAGTCTTGGATTTCGCTTCATATATTTGCCCGGTGGGCAACGTGGTTGTGTGTTTTTCAAACATGTTAATGCACCAAATATTTTTTAGTCGTGTTGTAAATGTAATTGATTTCAGCAGCAGATAATGCGGTTCCTTTTATAATCATCAGGTCTTTGATGTTTGCATTAGTGTATTCCCAAGATGATACCCACACCCTTCCGATGTTTAACCCTGCTGCAATATCTGTGGTATTTCTCCATGCTTGTGTAATGGTGACAGTTTGTGGAACTGCATTAAGATACATCACGCAAGAAGATCCAGATTTAACAACTGTAATATAATACCACGTATTGATTGTTGGTACAAATGGGTACGAATACTGGAATGTGACAGTACTTGATACAATTCCATATATCGCAAGTATATTAGAACTTATTGCCCATGACAGATTCCATCGAGTATTTACATCAACTGCCTGACCTATGATACGCCCTGCTGATGCTACTGATCCAAAATAAATCCAGCCAGTGATAGTAAGATTACCCTCAAACATCGCCCATGATGCATGGTCACTCAAACTGATATAATTCGTGCTACCATTGAATGTTTTTACTTTCCTACCATTATTAAGCGTTAAATCGTTTGCCCATGTTCCAGCAGGTGTGGCTGTAACCCCATCGGGGGAGATGGGAAAATCAGTTTCAGTCTTTCCTCGATACCATAATACACACCCTTTTCCCAAAAGCCAATTTGCGTCTACTTCATCAAGCCTATCTGCATATCTGACAACGGTCGCAGGAGAAATCATTTCTATGCCACCACATAGGTAAGCACAATACTCAAATCAAGTGCCGTTCCTCCCGTTCCTTTCAGAGCCATGATGGATATGGCATCCCCGTAATTTATACCATATTTCGCAGTGTCGATATCGATCACCGTTTGTTTTGCAGCAGCAGTATCAAGTAACAGCCCGGAATATGTATTCGCGTTTATCACAGGCTTGTATATCTCGTATGTTGAATCGCTGCTTGGGTTGGTTACCCATGTCGCAACTTGAGCAACCTTCGATGAGCCTACGTAATCTGTTATTTTTCTGCTCTGCCCGGATCCTGTTCCTCCAGTGATCTTGATCCACATATTATTGTAGGCATCATCATCGGCAGATGATCCCGCTGTTGCGAGAGTAATATGCGTTGCATCCCCAGCCTGTGCAGTTCCAGCGATAACCGCCGAACCCTGCCTTACGTTTGCATATCCGTCAGATGAAGAGTCGACAACCCGACTATACATGAGAGCGCGAACAAGGTATGCAGGCCCCTGTTGCCAGATAAGTGTCTGACCCAAGTCTTCAGCAAGTAGAGCGGAAGATGTTGCATCTTCGTAGTATCCTGGGATGAGGATCGGCATCTGAACAACCCCGGTTTTAGTGTATGCCAGTGCAGTAACATCTCCGGACATTGATGCCCCGCCGATAGTCATCAGGTTAGATGCCATCGCTGTAATCACGCCATAATATGTAACCCCTCCAATTGTGTATCTAACTCCATACCCGGCCTTGATAATAGAGGTTCTATCGCTGGTCATTGTCAGGGTTGATGTTGATGCAGGGGTCGCAGTAAAAGATCCCGATTCGAGTATCCAATGATCTCCCGGGCTCGAAACGCTAATTTCAAGCGTCTCGTTTCCACCGTCGGATCCTTCGGTTAGCGTTACTCCTGCACCAGCAGTAAGTTTGCCATTGAGATATCCAGCGGTTGTATCGTTACTTGATACCTTTACTGTGGTTCCCCCTCCGCCTAATCCAGCGACGAAGTTTGCCTTTGTCATCTTCCGGTTAGCAGATGCGCTTGTATCATAAATGGCTACTAAATCGTCGTCTGCTATACTTGTTTCAGCAGTCAACCCGGATATAATAGGGGAACGAGCATCAGTAAACCGGGAATCGTCTCCTGCTGCTATAGTTCCTGTAGTAGTTCCGATTGCTTTTCCGTCTTTTAGAGTCCCAGATACATAATCCCATTGCGGTATATAGTTTTCAGTCGTAGATGCTGGAGCAATTACAGCGCCAGTAGTTCCCGCCTCAAAAATATCCCAGTATGCGCCAACAGTTGCTTGGTCTCCTGAAGATGTTGCATCAGTATTACATATCAGAATTTGCCCGAGCGTAACAGAAGTTCCAGACGCCCCTCCTATCTTACCGGCAGCACTCACCCGATATGTGTTACCGGCATCGGCAGCAGGGTAATTTGGGTTAGCAGAACAGTCAATTGATCCTTTATAAATCATCGCGTCTGCAATGATAACAAGGTCGTCAAGCGTATCCATTGCTTTCTGAACGGTATCGTCAGCAGACGAAAGATTGACATCAAAACCTGTAGTAACTAGAGAAATAGAAGATCCCGGATGCTGGTTAGCAGAAGTGCGGTTTGTTAACTGGGTATGGTCGCTTGTCCCACTCCCGCCGCTTCCACCGGTAGTAAGAGGGAACGTTGGGCTACTCATTGCTGAACAACCTCCCCTACCCGCAGTGTGTAAACTCCTCCATTCGCGCCATAAATGAAGTTAATCGTTTCTCCGGGTGCCAATAATAGAGTAGCCTGATACAAGGTATTTGCAGCAATATCCACTCCTCCATTTAGAGCAGCACTGTTATCAGATACTCCACCTACTACACTCGTTACCGATAATAGAGACGATATCGCACTCTTAAACGAGACATTAACGTATTTAGCCTGGCCACTACCAGTTACGCTTATACCGTCTCCTGCAAGTGGTTGCCCGGAAGTTGGCAACGCGGTGTTAAATACGTCAATCAGTAATCGTGGCCCTTCAATGTCGTTTGCTTTTAATTCAATTGCTGTCATGATGTTACCTATTTATTCGATCCTATCGATGGGAGATACCGGCGATGTAGAATATCGCGCGCCTCATTACGTATATCGGTATATTCAATCGTCCCATCAATATACACCTGAACCTTATCTTTAAGTTCTTTTAAAACTTTAGACTTGGATTGTGAACTTGCAAGGATATCATCAACTTTTTTCATGCCACTTGACATTTTCTCTTCATATTCCTCTTTCGGAGATTTCCCATCTTTAGTTCCTCCGCTTCCCCCTGGCGCACTCCCCCCCTGCTGACCAGGTATACCAGCGTGATCGAAGTTCCCGCTACCAGGGCCACCGAGCGATCGAAGATGATTCATTAGTTCGATTTGCATAAACTCTCTACTTATCATGTTGTTACCTCTTCAAGTTTATCCGGGATGTTCAGAACTTGTTTTACCCACTCTTTAGGACAATAATACTCTGGATCGAGCGGGTTAGCCTTAATCAGGTTGATAATCCATGCTGCTTGTTCTGCTTGCTGGCTTGGTAGAATTGAGTTGAATTTAATCTTTGCTGCACCGGGGATCCCGGTCACTTGGTCAAATACCTGAATATTCAGTTGCCGAGCGAACCGAGTCTGATACGTGCTTATCTTCTGAAGAAACGCGCCTATTCTGGATACGGCTGTATTATCTGTTGTGCCTTGCCTGAACCCTAACAGTTCCCCGGGAACTCCAAGAGACGTGGTTAAACGAATCATTGAAGCGTCTTGGTATGACTGAACATTGGATACCCCTGATGTATCAAGCATTTTGATATCTGTATCATATTGAGTGGCTATATCGTTTTTAGAGTTCAGTTCTTCAAGTTTACGACATATGTCGTCTAATACCGAAGATGGAACAGTCTCACCAGCCATACCCACACGCGCCCACCATTTAGGAGTGCCGTGCCTGTCTATTGCATTGGATGTTCCTTCTGCAATCCGGGTATCTCTGGTAATGTCATCAAGAGCGCGTTGCATCAGGCTGGTTCCTTTTCCTTCTTTCAGGCTGGGAATGAGTTGAGTATGAAAAATGTCCTGCTCATCGAACTTGATCACTTTGTTAAACACTATATTATTTTTAATGGTCTGAGTATACCCGGATACTAACCCATACTCGTCATAAACGATATCAAAATTGACGGGATTGCGATACAAAAGTCCTAAAGGGGTACGTCCTCTGCCCTTTACAATCTCCTGGTAACCATCTCCTACCACGAGCGGAGCCGTTACAGCCAAATTAAACGACTGTTCGTAGTCGAATCCTTTCATAAACTCTTTGCATTGGTCGATTGCTTTTGGTTCTCCTTCCCACGAGTATCCTTTCGAGAACATAAATAGGGGGTATAAGTCAAATGCTTCTGATATTAGCCCTCCCTGCTCATACATCGTTATAAACTTTTCTTGCAGCGCTCGTGTCTGATTGACCGGAAAAAACAGTTTCTTTACAGCGCCCGAGGTTTCAGCATACGATTGTGGTTTAACCTGTTTTGATACTTCTTTAGAAAAATAAGACGTAAGTTTTCGGATTATTGGCATTTATCACCTCATACTCATAGCAAAACGGGAACTGTCAGACCCAGATGGCATAATTTCAGTTAATCCCCATACAAGCGCATCTAACCGGTCAGGGGATTTGTCTCCCTGAACCCACTCGCATAATTGGTCTTCGAGTTCGGGAAATGCACCAACGTGCCTGATTTTACCCTGCTCATACAATGCAGCAATTGGTTCAGCGCGGATGGTTTTCCCATGTGATGCATAAACCTTTTTATAGGATACAGTTGGATCAACACTCCGAATAATAGTTTCTATTAAATCACCTCCATTATTAGCCTCTCCGATAATTCGGTCAGCCTTATATTGTTTATACGCGCTCACTCCGCGAGTGGCCCATCCAAGCGGAGACGCATTGATTGAGTAATCGTGCATTACGTATCCGAATCCATCTCTTCCTAAACCAACGACGATTATACCGGTTTCAGCAGAATCATCTCCCGACGTAACAGCAGGATCAATAGCAACGACAATCCTCGCAATTTCGGGTATATCATTACACATGATACGGGACCGCTCAATCATATCCCGCGTCCATAGTGCCCCTTCGATATCCTCTAATATCTCTGCGTTTAGTTCCTGCCTACCCAACCGCGTTCCCTCATATTTCTTGATAATCGTATCAAAAAAGGAAGGTGCTAAATTGTCGCGGTTTTCGTATGTTGAACCCCTAACGATTACTGTGCTCGGATCCTGCATTACTCCCTTAACCAATTTTGTAGGGCGCGGTGTAGTGGTGATGCAAGCGCGGGGGTGGTCACCAAGCCGTAACCCAAATAGAGCCATATCCCACGTTTCTGGGTATTTCCACGCTGCCAACTCATCGCACCACATAAACTCATGCTGCGGCCCTCTTAATCGGTTAGGTTCTTCTGCCGAGTAAAGAGTAGCCATAGAACCATTTTTCCATGTTATCCGTCGCTTCGATGGCTCATACAGAGGTTTATTGTGAGCAGGGGAAACAGCAATTATACCGGATTCCCCTTCTGTCATGATGTCCCTTGCATCAGCAGCAGTAGGAGCAATACAGGCTATCCTCGTTCCAGGATGTTCTTTTGCTATCTTACATACCCATTCTGCCCCGGTTCTGGTTTTCCCAAATCCTCTACCTGCAAGAATTAACCAGAAGTTCCAATCGCCTACAGGCTCCCTTTGGTTTTTGCGGGCTATTATACTCCATCTCGCCGATACTTCAGTCAGTATTGCCTGATCGAGAGGAGATAATTCGCTTTGCGTTCGCAATCACCTCCTCATCTGTCATCGCAGTTACGAACTGAATCGGGTCTCCATTAGGCCCACTAACCTCCTCAACTCGCTTGTCCCTCCATTCATTGACCATTCTGTTTTTAGTCCAATATATACAGGCAGTTGTGTCAGGAGGAACACATTTTACGGTAGATTCTTTTCTAACAGAATGCCCATCGTCTATATGTTTTGTTTCGGTAAAAGTAAACCCGGTAGCACGTTTATACAGAGATTCGGTAACTTTCTGGTCAGCGATAGATTTTCCTCTTTTTACGGCCTCCGAAAATGAAGGATGAACATTATACCAAGTATAAAGAGTATCGGAACTAATCCCAATCCCTTTTGCTATTTCCATGTTGATAAGACCTTGGCTTGCCAATCGCTCTCCTTCAGCATCATGAAACTCTGGATCATATGGTATTTTAGGTCTACCTAATTTTTTCGGTTCACTCATTCGGGTTCTCCCACGGTTTCGATAATTGGATTAGTATGCCTGATGCAATCCGGGTTGGGACAGGTCCATACAGTTGTTCTATCGTCTGGATGAGATTCGGTCATTTCTAAGTTGCAGGGGTAACAGATCATCGGAGTCGCACCCCGTATATTCCACAATAGTAATAACCTGCCGATGGATTTTTACCATTTACTACAAATTTTATATAGTTCCACCCTGATACAACTGACTGCGTGAGGGCTATGCTGGAGTGGGATGGGATAGATGATGCTGAATATAAATCGTATCCTGCCGAATCGAGATTGTAGGTCATTCCATCGTTGCTTATATACAGATCGACTATTCCCTTGTCTGACGCCTTATAGTAAGAAAATTCTAGTATGGTTTCATTTCCTACGCAATACACAGGGATAATAATCGTATCGCCATTAGCAGCCAGGGAAATCTGAACATGATACCCAGCATTGCATTTCAACGGCTTTTCTGTCCCATCTGACGCATATAAATAAGTAGGAGAAAAAAACGCCCTCGGTTGGGGAATCCAATTTAACGCAGCACTTTTTATCGCTTTCTGGCTCGGAACTTTAGAATCGGAGTTTGCCGCGAACGTTGCATCGATGTCTATATCAGCAGTTGCTATCCGGCTGGTATCAGTAGGATGGATATGATCTACCCTCGCAACCTCATCGATTGATCCAACCGCCTGCGTTCCGTTGATTTTTACATCAGTGGCAGTCGCTCCATAATTCTTATTAAACGCGGTATTTTTGGTAATTGTTGGTTCTTTGCCTGATAAATCGATCGTCAGGTTGGTAATATCGCTTTGTGCATGCCCATGACTGGCTGCTGCTGCCCCAATATCTCCCGCTGAAAGTGCATCTGATTGTCCGGTTGCATGAGTCGATTTATGAGCATTCGGGTCACGAGAGTTTGATAATCTTGAGTCGTCTCCTGCTGCAAGTGTCCCGGTAGTAGTTCCAATCGATAAATATGCGCCTCCTCCTAACCCCAAAATGGTTTTAAACTGTGTTATCGTCTTGAAAATAAACGCTCCTGCACCAGTTCCCACCAATACCCCGTTTGCCTCTGTATCAAGAGAATGAAGAATCCGGGCTTTAATCTGCGTTACCATCTCGTTGTGTATAGCAGCGGTATATTTGCTCACATGCGCCACTAAAACGTCATCCCACGCCATTTTATGTCACCACCTCGTCTATATCGTATACGTAAAACGCAGCCGCGTCACCCGGAATAACCGCGCCATCTGAAAACGTGACTACCGGGCTGACAACATACCGGCCAGTATCAACGATTGTGTCTGTAATTGTCACTACTGCCGTCATATCGGTAGGAGTCGCTGAAACAACCGCCGAATAAGTTCCAAATGCTACCCCATCCGGATCGTAAATTGTCGTTGGTATACTCATGGCCTCTGTTAAGTCCGTTCCCAGATTAAGGTTGAGTTTAAGCCCGATTGAACCAACTCTCGCATATATTGTCATAATGTAATCACTCTATTTACCCCGCAATCAAGATTTATCCCGCGATTTACAGCGCATGTTAAGTCAAGGGTAGTAGACGCCTCTGAAAAAAAGTCAACAATCATATCGTCGAGAACAGCCCAGTCAAGAACACTGGTAAAAGACATACGTATTTAGACGCGCCGAAAAAATAAAATAGTTGTGGTTATTACACTACAACAATATCATCAAACTGAAGAGTTGATGGTATAAAAGTAATGGTTATTTTTGGGAAATCATCTACAACCTGGCTAATATTTATGTTCGTTGTTGGTAAATATTGGCCATTTAACTTAATGCAGATATCTCCCATCCGAGTGAAAATAACAGTATCAGATTTTCTTCCATTTGGAAAATTTAAAAACTCTACGGGTATTCCATGGTTAAACGACCGATATTTGTTTAACCATGATACCAATCGCCGCCTATACCATTTTAATTGAAACTTTATATATTCTATCATTTTTAACACGCTCCTCCGTCAAACACTTGTCGCGCTTCCCAATCGTTCTCAACTTTTTCAGGATGTTTTAGGTATTTCCTCACGTAATCCTCACCTTCCTCGGTTATGCGCCACGGCCCACGAGTTGAATCGCGTCTAATATATCCTTTCGATTTGAGAACATTCATCACAGTGGCCTTTGCTCTGATATCAACTGCCGTAAAACATCCAAACGTTCCAAAAAGTTTATAGGCATATTCTAACCGTTCACGGTATTCGTCTGTCATGTAACCAGTCATTTATCTCCCCGTATCGAACTTATTGCTTATATAATAATCACATGGATGCTCATCATTAACCTTCTCAATCTTTATTTCTGGTTTTTCAATCTGTTTTCTTGTTCTTCTTTTAGATTCTCTATCTGATTTGCGTTTACATTCGATGCATCTAAATTTTCGAGAATCAAATAAATATTGTGATATATTTACTCCGGGAATTAGTTCTATTCCACATATAGAACATTTAAAAGGGCCATTTAATTTTGGCCTTCCTATTGCCATACATCTAACCTCTGCTGATCCGGATGAATAACGCGCCCATATTTCATTAAGTCTTCTAAAACTCTCACACCCTTATTGAGTTCTTCCATTCCCTCAACTTTAACCCGAACAATTAATTCGAGTTCTTCAGGTTGTTTTGACGGGGGATAGTATACCCCTTTCTCGAAATATCCTTCCATTTCAATCACGCCTCAATTCTTGGAGCAAGTAAATACTTTGCATTCCCGTGGCCGCCTGCAAACTTGAAGTCTATAACAATCGGGTGGTCAAATCCCAAGTGCACATTGATGTCTCCCGATAATTGTCTGATCATTCCAACCAGGTAATCTTTGGAAAACATACTATTCCCATCTCCTCCAATGTGGAGAACTTCATCTTCCAATAGTTCCTTCTCTGTGTTATCTGGTCCTTCGTTCTCCGTTTTAATTTTAAACTTATTATCAGCAATTATGAACCGCAGTTTATCCGACTCTGCCGATATCACCTTGATAATATTGGAGAACTCTTTTTCGGAAAGTTCCACTATTCCCGGGAGTTCCAATGCGGGCATGTTAGGATCCTTCCTAACCGTGGCATCATGGAGAAGTGTCTGCGTGCTCCGGTATCCACCAGACTCCACTACTATCATGTTGGATTCCAATGTATCCCGTGTAATGGAGATCTCTTTTCCACCATACCCAAAGCACGCCTTAAACTTGGTAACGTCGATGCACATTATACAAGGTTCAAACGTATGCTCTGTAAATGCATCAATTGGTAATACTGCCGATGCAAGCGCGACATTTGCCGTATCAACGCATAGGAACCGAACCGCATCCTCCTCAATGTGAAGTCGAAGTTCAAGCGCTGATATTCCATCTGCGATTCCGATAAACTCCTTAATAATTTCTGTCTTTGCTGTTAGTTTCATGTTATACCTCAAACCGAATCCATAATAATGGATTCAACCGCTTTAAAATCCTCTGATTCCAAATTTGATTTCTTCATCTCACTTGATAGAAACCCATATACGAATCCTCGTATAAAATCTGGGGTATTGTCCTGCTTTTTGCAGATATTTACAAGTGCTATCCCTTCTCCTATTAGTTCGTTTTTATTCTTACCACGATTAAAAATAAGCCCCATGTTATACCTCCAATTTACTTTGTCCCGATGCCGTTCCTACCCACTGATCCAACCCTACTTGGGGCGCACGAGCATCTGATTCCGCACGTTTGCAGTTTAATACCGCCTGTTGATAATACGAATCCTTTAACTCAAACCCTATACCTCTCCTACCCATCAAAAGAGCCTGATACACCGATGACCCAATACCGACAAACGGATCGAGGACGATATCACCGGGGTTAGACCATAACTCGATGCACCGCGCTACGGCATCAAGCGACATTGCGCAAATATGCCTCTCATCAGCACCATCTCTGGCAGCATGAGCGTTTAGCGTGTCTGTAAACGATACATCCATCCACACAGGAGACGCATATCTCCTCCATCTCTCATGAGACATAACCCCCGATTTGGGTTCATTCTCCCCATAAAACGAATCCAATCCATCTTCATGCTTTACAGGATTTGTATTCTCACCCGGCTTTGCCATAGCGACAATATATTGAGGTAACCCCGCCCGGCACCGTGCAGAATCTTTGCATAGTTGTTTGTGCATCAATCCAAGAGACTTGGTTCTTGTCGCTTCAATCAGTGGATCTTTCCACATGCAATGTTCAGAATGATAAATGAACCCAACCTTCTGAAATGCTCTGATAATGTCTCCTCTGAAATCTTTAAGCCCGATATACCCGTCTCTCTCTTTCATTGCCGGGACATTCATACAGTCGATCGCGGCAATTCTTCCGGGCTTTAATATCCGGAATATCTCTTTAATTACATGCTCAAAATGCTGGTAAAACTCTTCGTCGGTTGAACTATTTCCAACGTCATTTACCACATTTGAGTAAACATAAAGGTTTTGATAAGGAGGGGATGTCAATACAATATCAATAACTTCATCCGGGAATGCTCTCATCCCTTCAATGCAATCAGAATTGTAGAGATTGAAGTTTTCTCCCGCGCATTGTTTCTTAACTACGGTATCTGTCAAAATAAGTCCCCATTTTCACTTTGCTTAAAGTTGTTCTATGGACTCCATACTCTTTGGAGAGATCACAATTTTTCTCACCGTTTGCAAGTCTCATTTTAATTTCTTCAACATCTTCAGGAGTCAATTTTCTTATCGCTTCAGCAACTTTATCAGCCCATAGAATTTTTCTCCCGGTCATTATTTCGCTCATCCTTTGCCGTTGTTCTATAGACTGCCTTCTTCCACGTGAAGCGGCGGCAATTTTAATTAATGACTCCGGTGTATGCTTTCTACCAATCCACGTTTTATTTCTCTTTGCTGATGCTTCAGGAGATAAATCAGGAACGCCATCTCCTCCAGATGTTTCATTAACCAATGGCCACCCGTCGCGCTTTGCTATTGCAATCCATCTGCGTTCCCACCGTTTCCAATCTTCTGCGATACTGCCTTCAAGTTTAACCAAATATATCAAATCTGGTTCTAATCCTTTCTTCTTTAATGAATCGATCCAGTTTCTCCTATGACATGGATATGTCTCATTGATATGATTCCTCAATCTCTGCTCTGGATTGATACTTTTTCCAATATACCTTATAGCGGTTGTTTCAGGATCAACCAATCCATAGATATATACTGGTTTTATGTCTTCCATTTCTCACCTGTTAGCATAACATATTATACTCAATGATATAAAAATTAGATCGTGAAAGGAGTAATCATTTGCTCAAATGTAGGTTGACACAATCGATAGAATTCTTCTCCTAATTCGTTCAAAGCTTTAGTTTCTAACAATGCTATTAATTCATCTCCTGTAATCATCATAACCACCCAGGAACTACCATCTTCTCTTGTGGGTTATACTCGTCTGACTGCCTAATCGTTGATCTGATGTTCTCTGAACACAGATCGGACGTTGCAGCAATCATCCCCGTGAGCATGGCATCGAACGCTTTTTCCTTCTCTTTGATGTTTTTCACCACTGCACCTTCAGCCTCACTCGTAATCACATGCACGTTTACCTGTTCAGTCTGTCCGAATCTCCAGCACCGCCGCACGGCCTGGAAGTATTGTTCAAAACTATCTGAGATCCCAACGAATGCCATATTATGGCATACCTGCATGTTGATACCAAATCCACATATTTCCGACTTACTGACCAATATTCTAACACTTCCGTCAGAGAACCCCAGGATCCTACGTTCTTTTATCTCCGGTTTATCACTCCCGGTTACCTCCGTAGCCCCTTCTATTCGTCGCGTCAATTCTTCGGATTCTTTGTTAAGCCCACACCATATCACCCAGTGCTCATCGGGACTCTCATTAACGAGGTCAGCGCATTTCTGTATCCTCTCCTCCATGCTCTCCCGGCGTGCATCCCGCCTGTCGTTCAGTGTCTTTGCTACCCCTCTGCCTTGAAACCGGCTACTCTTCGGAGTAACCGTATGCTGAACAATGTTTAGAGGAGGTAAATCAAACATATCCCCGTCATACCCCAAGTCTCGGGGATTCTGAAGCATCACGGCCCATCCTGCTACCCATTGCCAGAACGCTTCTACCGCGTGCCCTTTGACGCGCCACTTTGCCGTATCTCCTCCATCATGGACAAAATACGTGGCGAGCATTTCAGACTGGTTCATCACGCCTAAAAACTGACAATGGTTCCCTAACTCCATATGGTCGTTCGGGGCAGGAGTCGCGGTGCAGGCGAGACGGTAATGAGTCTGACAAAATGAATCTATGAGTATAGTGCGAGTCTTTGACGAAAAGCACTTCAAAATTGAACTTTCATCTAGCACAACTCCTACAAAGTGCTTATTATCAAAATGCTCCAGCATCTCATAATTTGTAATGTTGATTCCCGGTTTGATACCTGATTGAGACCGGCAATAGTTAACCTCTATT